ACTAATTTTGCTTCAGAAATGGCAAATTATTGTTCTATAATTGAATCTGGTGATGATTTATCATCTACTAATCACTTTAAAGAAAATGTAGTATGATTGAATTAAAAGCTAGAAAATACTGGAATAGTCAAAGAGAAGGTTTTAAACAATCTCTTGAATACATACAGGGAAGGATGAAAGGTCTTATTAAAAGCATTAAAACACCATGGGTTAAGTTTAATGATGCTACCACAGATGGTTTAGAATGGCATTCTATAACAGTTATAGGAGGCAGACCAGCTAGTGGTAAAACATTGATTAAAGATCAACTTATAAGAAGTGCCTTTAAACTTAATGCAGGAGAAGATTTTAGAGCCCTTGAATTTCAATTTGAAATGTTAGCTAGAACATCAGCAATAAGAGAGTATTCAGCAGTATTAGGTAAGCCTTACAAGCATTTATGTAGTGCAGGTAGTACTTTGTCTGAAAATGAGTTAAAACAGTGCTATGAGTACGCTAAAGAGCGTATTAAGTACCCTATTGATGTAGTAGAAGAAGCATGTACAGTAGCAGAATTTAAACACATCATAGATGAATACATGGAAGAACACTCACATATTGATGATAATCAACTTAAAACATATAAAAAGACAATTATTACCTTAGATCACTCCGTGTTACTTAAAAAAGCACCTTATGAAAAAGATAAGTTTGATACCTTATATAATTTAGGAGAAACATTAACAGCTCTTAAAAGAAAATATCCTGTAGCATTTATCATTCTTACTCAACTTAACAGAGACATCAACAGTCCTGAAAGAAATGAAGACGGTAGATATGGTAATTATGTATTAGAATCAGACATATTTGGTGCTGATGCTTTATTACAACATGCAGATACTGTAATTGGTATTGATAGACCTGGTAAAAGAAAAATAAGATTTTATGGTCCTGATAGATATGTTATTGAAAATGATACAATATTAGTATTTCATTTTCTTAAATGTAGAAATGGGGATACAAGAATGAGTTTTTTCAAATCAGAATTTGAAAAAATGCAAATAGTTGAAATGGAAACTCCACCTCAACAAGAACGAAGATTAAAACTATAAAAAATGGCATTAAACACAAATGTTAATAATCCAAGTGATAAACCAGATGACAAAAGAGAAAAATTGAGAATGATGCGTGAATATCAACAACCTTTGTTAGATGCAATTGGAGAATCAGATGCGTATTATATACCAAAAATGGCTTATAGACCAATAGGTAAATCTGAAACATGTATATCATTATTTCCAAGTGAACTTAGTAAAAAAGTAGACATTTATACTGAATTTTCAAGTAGGGATTATACACCTGAAGATCAAATGAGAAGATTATATAAATTAAGATATAATTCTCATTATGATGAAGAATATGAAAAAACAGAATCAAGTGAAATAAATGGTCAATTTAGATATTTAGTTCCTATATCTGAGCTTATTCACATAACTCAACCTATTAAAGTAAACACTATTCAAGAAAAATTAGATTTTTCAGATTTAATGGATCCTAATGTTGATGCTCCATTTGAACAATTGACCATCAGAGATTTAGCAGCTATTTTACTCAAAAAACCAGTGAGTACAAAGGACTGGTTAAACAAAATAATAACAGATAAATAAATGGCACACTCTATTTTAATTATTGCAGATTCAGGAGCTGGTAAATCAACCAGTATAGAAAAATTAAATCCAGATGAAACATTCATTATTAATGTTGCTAACAAACCTCTCCCGTTTAAAGGTTGGAAAAAGAAATATTCTAATGTAACTAAGGAGAATGTAACAGGAAATATGAGTAATGCAAGTAGTTCTCAAGGAATACTCAAAGCAATGGATTATGTTAATTCAAGACTTGAAATCAAAAATCTAATTATTGATGATTTTCAATATATGTCAGCATTTGAATATTTTGATAAAGCATTAGAAAAAGGTTATGATAAGTTTACTCAAATAGCTGCTGGACTTGCTGCAGTTGCAAAGAAACCTAAAGACTTAAGAGAAGATCTTATGGTATATTTTCTTACACATGCAGAAGAATCAGTTGATATGGATGGTAAAAGAAGAGTTAAAGCAAAAACAATAGGCAAAATGATTGATAATGCTTTGACACTAGAAGGACTATACTCTATAGTACTTTTTGGTAAAGTAAAAAAAGATAAAGATGAAGTCATACGGTATGTATTTGAAACTCAGAATAATGGAGAAAATACATGTAAATCACCAAAAGAAATGTTCAAAACATTTGAAATTCCCAATGATTTAGAGTATGTTCGCACCTCAATTCTAGAATATGAAAAATAAATTTAATAACTAAAATGTAAATAAAAATGAGCAAGCTAAGTACAAAAAACATCCCAATTTCAGGAGGAGGAACTCCTAAAACACTACAGCCAAGCAATTGTGTGGCTAAAATTAACGATGTAACTCTTGATGAGTTTACATTTAAACCAGGTTCTTATCATCTTGTTTTACATCTAGAAGGTGTAGATAGAGGTCCAGAATTTGAAGGTTTTTATATTAATAAAGATAAACCTGAATTAGGTAGACACAAAGGACAAGTTGGAAAAGTAAAAGCAAGTGAATGGGCTTATGCTGATGGTACAACAAAATCTGGAATTGTAATCAGTAGAGATACTGAAATCATGAAATATTTAAATAGCATTTGTAAAGAGCTAGATACTACATGGTTACTTGATCAAGATGGTAAACATGACACCATTGAGTCTTTAGTTAAAACATTCAACAAAGACAAACCATTTAAAAATATATCAATGAATTTTTGTATTGCTGGTAAAGAATACTTAAACAAAGATGGTTATACTAATTATGACCTATTCTTACCAAAATACTCAAAAGGTGAAGTTCCATTTGAAATTTGTGATAAACCTAAAAGTAAACTCATGAAATATAATGATGTTGACCATATTAAAAAGAAAAAAATTGAAAATGTTACAAGTTTTGGAGCTGATACAACAAGTACAGCTTCTGATTTTGAACTATAAATGTAATTACAATGTAATTACAATGTTATAACAAAGGAGAAGATGTAATGTCTTCTCCTTTTTATTTTAACTACTATGATTAGAACTAAATCTTTAGTTTCAGATTTAAAAGATGTTCCTAAAACATGGGCATTTGAATATTATTTAAATCTACAAGAAAAATTATGCGGGCAAGATGTAAAAATGAAATCTATATTTAACTTAAAAGATAAAAATCCTTCAATGTTTGTTTATTTTTCAGCTAATAAAAATGATTATAGATATAAAGATTTTTCAACAGATAATTCAGGAGATGCTTTAAATCTAGTACAAAAACTATTTTCATTAAGTACTAGAGGTGAAGCTGCACATAAACTTATTGAAGATTATAACCAATATGTATTAAATAATGGAGATATTTCAATAAAAGAATTTAAACAACAATCTAAATACAAAGTAACTGATTTTAAAACCAGAACATGGACAAATATAGATCAAAAATATTGGTCTAAATATCACATTAATTCAAGTTTATTAGAAAAATATAATGTTTATCCTCTTGAACAATATATCATGAGTAAAATTGAAAATGAAGAAACAAAAGAACTTGTTATTTCAGGACATTATATTTATGGTTACTTTAAAAAAGATGGTACTTTATATAAGGTATATCAACCTAAAATTAAAGACACTAAATTTATTAAAGTAAAAGATTATATACAGGGCATGGATCAAATTACAATGCAAGTACCTTATCTAATAATATGCAGTTCACTTAAAGATTTAATGACATTTGTCAAATTAGGATTTAAAAATGCTGAAGCAATTGCTCCAGATAGTGAGAATACTTTAATACCTGAACATATCATACATGCATTTAAAAACAAATATCAGAAAATTTGTACTTTATTTGATAATGATGAACCGGGAATTAAAGCAATGCAAAAATATAATGAAAAGTATGACCTACCTTATGTAATATTAGAAATGGAAAAAGATCTTTCAGATTCTATAGAAATACATGGTATTAATAAAGTAAGAGAAGTTCTTATGCCAATATTATCAATTAAATTAAAATAAATAATATGAAAGCTAAAAAAAGAATTTTACCAAGATTTACTATAGGTATAGATATTGGTAAACATGGAGCAATTTGTATACAAGAAAAAGATAAAGAAATATCAAATATTAAAATGCCAATGATTAAGA